CTGCCCTGATTTCGCTGGGGATGTTCACGGCCTACCAGTTGCTGACGAATCCGGGACCAGCCGCAGGCGCAGGCTGCTTCTTTGATCTTAGCGGTGTCTTCTTACCATCTTCCAACTGCTGCGCCAGTTGCTGCCACATCGTTGCCTGATTCATCCTCCGCCCATAAATCAACATCGCCGCATAGCCATAAACAGCACAATCGAGCGCCTCATTTCGATCGCCTGCTTTCTTCACCCATTCCCTGATCGGAAATCCCCGGTGATATCGCAGCGCCTGCCTTTCGCTGGTCAACTGCTTGAAATACTCCTCATCAGCCGCCATGCCGAAGTTCAAGCTGCCGCCTGCTTCGTTATGCCGCAACCTGCCGAACAGTGTCGTCTTGATCGTGTCGGTCCCCAACTGATACAGCACCACGCCCTTCTTCAGCACCTTGCCGCGCCAGTTCACGTCCACCTTGCTGCCCTTACCGACCGCCGGACTATTCCGCCTGCTGCTGCCCTTGATCGCCACCACGCCCTGCCGCACACGCTCACGCACATAGTTGTAGACCTCGTGCGTGCAGTGGCCGCCGGAGTCGATCGCCATCTGCGCAATCTTCAACTCCTTCCCGCCAGTCGTTGACCATCCGGTTGCCAGCACCTGATCCAACTGCTTCCACACCTCCACCTGCGTCGGGTCGCCCATCAGCTCCTGATGCCACACCAGCCACCCCGTCTCGCCCTCGCCCCATCCCCACACGCTCACCGCTAGACGGTTGTCCTGCACGTCAACGCCAGCAGTCAGCAGCACCACCCCCTCAGGGCAGACTCCAGGCTCATACGCCAGCCGCTTCGCCATCAGACCCTCAGCATTGACGGCCGCGGCGTAGTCCTCCTCCCACGTCTCCGCCAGCCTGGTATTCACAAACGCCTTCAGCGCCGGACCATCGCCCTTCGCTCGCAGGAAATCATCCACCAGCTGCTCCCAGCTGCACCATCCCAGCGGGCTATACAAACCCGACAGATGAAACCCAGCAGTCTTGCCATCGCTCGGTGCCGTCGCACGCCATTCACCAGCGCCCAGCATCCGCGGCTTGTGCAGCTCCTCGAACCGCTCGCCGCAGTGCTCGCACTCATACCTCGCTGTCTCCGGTCTCCGGTCCTCCCACTTCAGCCGTGACCACTTCAGCCAGTCCATCACCCCACAGCTAGGACACGGCACATAGAACCGCCGCTGATCGCTCCGCAAATACTCCGCCTCGATCCGGCTGAAATCCTTCACCGTTGGCGTGCTGGTCAGCAGGATCTTCCGCCGCGCGAACGTTGTGGTCCTGCGCTCCGCCAGCGCCACCGGATCACCCTCGCCATCCACATCGCTCGGGAAGGCATCGATCTCATCACAGAACAAATACCTACAAGGCGCAGATCTCAAACCCGTCGCGCTGTTCGCCCCAGCGAGCAACATGATTCCGCCGCTGTACTCCTTGCTAAACATCGTGTTGCCCGAGTCCCGACTACGGGCCGGCGCAATCTTCTCGGACAAGCAAGGCGTCTCGCTGATCATTGACTCAAGTCGCTGCTTGCTAAGGCGCTTCGCCATCTCGATCGTTGGCTGCACGCACAACATCGGACCTGGCGCATGGTCGATCACATACCCCAGCCAGTTGCTGCCCGCCTCCGTCTTGCCCGTCTGCGCTGCAAACTGCATCACCACTCGCTGCACTGTGCTGCGCGTGCTCAGGCAGTCCATCGGTTCCTGCAGGTATGGCGTCCTGCTGGTCCGCCATGGCCCAGGCTCCGCGCTTGCCTTGCTGCTCAGCTTTCGATACCTGTCCGCCCACTGCGAAACCGTCAGCGCCTCCTCAGGCCGCAGGCCCTCAAGGAATCCCTCAGCCCACGGATTAGCCATCAGCAAGCTCCACTAACGCAGCGCGGTGCTCGTCGCTCAACACCTGATGAATCCGCACCGGATCAGTCTCGCCCGCCAGTTGGTGGCTAAGCCGGTCGGCCAGGTTAGCTAACGCCTCACGCACACTCCGGCCCAACGCAAACGCCTCTTTCTTCACCTGGTCCACCGGCACCAAGTCACCACGCTGCTGCGTCACCTGCAGCTTCGCCAGCTCCGCCTGATAGTGCTCGCGTCTCGCGCGACTCTCATTGAGATCCGGGATCGCATCATCAGGCAGCGCATCCACCCTGGCCCGCAACTCCCGCGCATCCTTCGGTGGTGGCGCCTCAATTGGATCCGCTCGCCGCACCTTGCTGTTGTAAGTCGCCTTCGTGTTCTTATCCCACAGCTCGATCGCTAGATCTCGATCGAGCCATCGCTTGCCGTCCTTCTCAACCACAGCAGCAGCAATCCGCGCCTTAGTTGCCGCTGTCACCGTTCCCTTTGCGCAGCCTTTGATTGCAGCGAACTCGCTAAAAGTGACTAGCAAGCCTTAAGCGTTCCTAATTCAGTTCAATACTATGCAGGTATTGAACTCTCAAACTGGGATTGGGGCAAGAATGCTGAGACCCCTTGCGCTGCAATGAGTTTGGGACCTTTTTGCGCTGGCGCTAGAGAATCCGTGCGCGCGCGAACGACCCGCGGGCCTTGGACCGGCAAGGACCCGTGATCGAGGGGGGTACCCCACCCTCAGCGGGCCGTGGCGACGGCCTGCTCCAGGCTGCTGATCAGATAGCCCATGAAGCGCTGCTCAGCCAGCTGCGTGCCGAGCTGTCCGATGGGGAAGCGGGGGCGGTAGGCAGCCCGGCTGGAGTCAGCAATGAACAGCGGGCGCAAGCTGCCGCTTGCCTCCCTGCGATAGATGCCTGGCGGCCTAGCTCCGCCTCTGGGCTTGCCGACCATCACGCTGCCGGGCCCACTGGTCGCCACCTTGCTGCTGATGGACCTCAGGGTTGCCAAGCTCACGTTGCCGCCTGCAGTACGCCTGACGGCCCCTGTGGGGCGCAGCTGAGCGCCTGCGGGGATGTTGCCGACCTGCTGCCCTAGGAACTTCGCTTCGAAGCCCTTCTGGGGCCGCAGACCGCCATCGATGCCGAAGCGCAGGTAGCGGGCGCGCCTGGCCTCGGCGTAGACCACAGCCTCCAGGTTCTGCTTGGTGCTGCGATCAACCAGGAAGGCGCGCTGGGTGAAGGGAACGGGCCGATCGAAGTAGCGCTGGGTTTCGTAGTTGAACAGCTGACGGATGTCGAACGCGGTGCGGTTGAGCGCGAGCGATGTGGCGAATGGCATTTGGCGCGCAAGGGCCGACGACCAGCCGATGGCGCCAGAGAGATCAGCGTCGAGCGTGATGGATGCCATGCCCCGAGGTTAGCCAGAGCCAACGATCCGCCTTAGCTGGTTGCGGCGGGCTTCACAAACACCGCGTCGTTCACACCATTGGACGTGAAAGCCGCCACCGTGCTTGATAAATGACCAGCCATCTCGATCACGGTTGACCAGTTCGCCAACATTGTGCTGGCCAAGGATTCCGCTGATGGCGTAGCCCATACCTGCCCGATGCCATTGCTGATCGGTTAGGGGCGGATTGGCAACTGTGCGGCCCAAGAAGCCATCGTCGACGGTGCTGTAGGGGGTCCATGCCCTGACCTCACGCCAAGCCTGTATGGCGTCAAAGCCAGGGCAGAAGAAGATTGGCAGGCCAACCCCGAAACCCTTCCAGTCGGTGACGGTGTAGTCCATGCACTGACGGATCACCTTGCTGCTGTCTTTGCGACCTGCAGCGGTGGATCGCTTGAACTCAACGCCCAAGGCGACATCAGGCCGAGCCCAATCGGTTGGGTCTCGTGGGACAAGGATTGCATCAATGCGCAGGCGCTTGCCAATCGGGTGATGGCCACTGACTTCGCGGTGGATCTGAAAATGAGGCTCAAGGCACGGCAAGACCTGTTCAGGCAGGCCGCCGTCAGGAAGCTGTGGCACGTCCGGTGAGAGCGGAGTGAAGTCAGCAGCCTACAGGTTGACCGCGAAAGCGAGATGAGACTGACCGTGTTCCTAGTTCCTACTGTGCCCACCTTCCTTACAGAGTTTCCCTTTCACCCCTGTACCCCCCCTACCTCCTCTTTTAAATACATTTATTACTTAAGTAGGAACATAGGAACAATAGGAACAACGGTGTGCACGGCTGGCTTTTCGGTGTTCCTACCCGCCGGCAGTAGGTAGGAACAAAGCGGAGTCTCAACTTAAGACTCACTGGACTAACTTGTCTCGAAAGTAGACCCATTTGAGAACGCCATCGACGCGCTGCCTTCTGCGCTGGTAGCCCAAATCGCGCAGGATCGTCGCTACTTGCATTTGATCCGAGCGTGTTTGGCGTTCGACCGGCTTGAGGATGGCCTGAGCCAGCAGCAAGTCCGTGGTGATCTCTCTGCGGTGGTTCACGGGCGCTAGGAGCCATGACTCGATAGGGGCACGCCATGGCGACTCAACGAGATAGTCCTCGTTTTCAGCAGCGACTTGGGCCTCCTGTTCAGCGGTAAGCACCGATGCCTCGCCATTGCGGTAGGCCGCTACCGCTGCGGACCAGATCGCATCGCGCTCCTGCAGGAGGCCAGATACATCGATGGGCTTGGCCAGGGTGCAGGTGACAGGCACAACCCAGAAGCGCCTGTTGCCGGTTTCGTCCACTAAGAAGCCACTGTCGCGGTTGGTGGAGCCGACGATGATGCAGCGCCTGGGGAAGGCTTCAGTGGCCTTGCCATAGGGCACGCGGAACATGTCGGTTGATTGGCTGAGGAAGGCCTTCACCTGACCGGCGTGCTTCTTGTTGGTGATGTGATCCAGCTCGGCCCACTCCATGAGCCAGGAGCGGTGGAGCACCATCAGGTCGTCCTTGCTGCTGATGTCGCGCAGGGCATCCGAGAAGAACTCACCGCCCAAGGCCGCCCAAAAGGATGATTTGCGCGCGCCCTGCTCACCCATGAGGACAGTGGCGTTGTCGTGCTTGCTGCCGGGTTCGTAGATGCGGCGGACTGCTGCAATCAGGGTGCAGCGCAGCATGTGGTCATAGAGGGTGGGGTGCGGCTGCTGTGCATCACCAGGGCGGAGGTAGGTGGATGCGACCCGATCGATATAGGTGGGGGCAACCTGCGCAGCTACATGGTCCAGGTAGATGCGGATGGGGTCATAGGGGTTCTCACGTGCGACTTGAACGAGACAGTCGAGAGCGACTTCTTTGGAGACCTTGGCGCCAGCTTCGGCAATCTTCAGGTAGTAGCGTTCAGCGCCTTCAAGAACTGCGCCGTTCTTTTCGATCTGCTGGGTGAAGATGTTGTAGCGAAGGTTTTTGGCCTGCCTGAACTGACGGAGCAGTTCATCGGGCTCCATTTTTGTGAGCCGCCCACCTGTTGAGGTGATGGCGGTTTCTGGGTTGTCAGCGGTGACATTGGGGATGATGCGTGTTGGCCGCCAACCGTGATGGCGTGCCCAGTACCAGAAGGAGCCAGCTTTGATCTGACTGAAGCTGCTGGCCGCTACCTGGTCGATTTCAGCAAATTTGGGGCTGTGGGTTTTGAGCATTGCCACGGCATCAGCGGCAGTGGCATTGGCCTCTTCGCAGGCTTTGATCAGACCCCAAAGGAGATTGCGATAGAAGGCGTATTGCTTGGACTTTGGTACTGCTGCGGGGATGCAGGCCAGCGCGTCGCGGATTTCGTCGAGGGTATGCGGGTGGTAGTCGGTGAAGGTGTTGGACTGGATGATGCCCTCATGGGTCTGCTCGTCAGGCAGGAAGGCGTTGAGTTGTTCGGCTGTGTAGTAGGTGTCTGAGGTGTGGATGATGGCGACCATCTCCCCGAGGGTGCCATCTGGTCCGACGTGATAGGTGCCGGGGAGGCGCATCACGCGGGATGGGTTTTTAAGGGTGCGGTCAGCGTCAGCGTGCTCTAA